TGATCCGCTTGTATGGCAATTACAGAACGAATTGAATAAAGTCCGTGGCGAAGTCATGGGCTGGAAACAGCAGCAGGAAATGGTAGAAAATCAGACCCTGCTAAACGAGATTAACCAATTTAGTTTGAAGGCCGAGCATTTTGAAGAAGCCCGCCCTGCGATGATCCAGCTTCTACAGAGCGGAATCGCGCAGACGCTGGACGAAGCGTATGACAAGGCCATCAGACTCGATCTCAACTTGTTTGAGTCGGTGCAAAAAGCCCAACAGGCTGAAGCGGCGAGCAAACAGGCGAAAGAGCAAAACCGTGCAGCCAAAACTGCACGCGCAGCAGCGGTGAGTGTCAGAAGCGCCACACCCGGCGTAAACACGGCTCCCAAGAGCGGCGACCGTCGTGCGTTACTCGAAGAGGCATTTGCCGAAATCGAGGAGCGTTTTTAATTAACTGATCAAGGAGTAAAAACATGGCATGGGCCAACTCTAGTATCAGCGACATCATCGCTACTACGATCCAGAGCCGTAGCGGTGAGCTTGCTGATAACGTGACGAACAACAATGCGTTGCTTCGTCGCTTGAAGGAGCGCGGGAACGTGAAAACGTTTTCGGGCGGTAACGTGATTTTGCAAGAAATCATGTACAACGATGACTCAACCAACAACACCAACTCGTACAGCGGCTACGAGGTGTTGAACGTGGGACAGAACAGCCCCATTTCGGCTGCCCAGTTCAGCATTACGCAGTACGCCAGTGCGGTGACCATTTCGGGTCTGGAGATGATCCAGAACTCGGGCAAGGAGGCCATTATTGACCTGCTTGATGGTCGTATGTCGGTGGCTGAAGCGCAGTTAGCGAACCGCATCAGCGGTGACCTGTACGGCGACGGCACGGGCAATGCGGGTAAGAACCTTACGGGTCTTGCTGCGGCAGTGCCGGATGACCCGACTACGGGAACCTACGGCGGCATCAATCGCGCTGTGTGGACGTTCTGGCAGAGCAAGAAGTTCTCGGCTGCCGCTGATGGCGGTGGTGCGGGTGCTGTGTCAAACACGACCATTCAGGGCTACATGGATGCCTTGGCAGTGCAGTTGGTGCGTGGCACCGACAAGCCTGACCTAATCGTGGCTGACAACAACTACTATCGTTTTTACCTGCAATCGCTTCAGGCGATTCAGCGTATCACCGAGAGTGGTTCGGGCCTCGCAGGCGCGGGCTTTGCCTCGCTGAAGTACTACGGTGCCGGTATGGCCTCCGACGTGGTGTTGGACGGTGGTATCGGTTCCTCGACCTACAACAGCGGGTCAGGCAACGCCAACCACATGTGGTTCCTCAACACCAAGTACCTGCATTTCCGTCCACACAAAGATCGTAACTTTGTGCCGATTGGCGGCGAGCGGCAGGCGGTCAACCAAGACGCCATCGTGAAATTGATTGGCTGGGCAGGCAACTTGACCTGCTCGGGTAGTCAGTTCCAGGGCGTTTTGATTGCTTAACGGAGTACACGAAAATGGCAATTTCAACATCTAACGTCATTGGCGTGGCACTCGGCTTCACCGACGACACCGCACAGTTTAATCTCGGCACGACCGTGAACTTGGACGATGGCGGTCAGGCGGTGTATGTACAGGCGGCTTCGGCTGTAGCGGCTTACGCGGCGGTTTCCGTTCTCGTAAACGATACGGTTGTGCCGTTGACCACCACCAACGCAGCGGCGAGCAAGGCAGTTGGCTTTGCTCAAGTGTCCATTGCCTCGGGCTATTACGGCTGGGTGCAGTTGGGCGGCAAACCGCGTGTCAGCGTTGCCACGGCCTGCGAGCCGTCGGTACCGCTGTTTACCACCGCAACGGGCGGCGTCTTGGATGACGCGACCGTAAGCGGCGGTTTGGTGGCGGGCCTTGTGGCCACGACCTCGGCGGCTTCGGCCTCTGCGGTCACCTGCATTGCGGGCTATCCGCACATCGCCACGGGCGTTGTCGGGTCTTAACGATGCACCCTCTGGAGATCACGGTGCAGGCGGCGGGAACGGATGAGGAGTTATGCACCAACATCCGCTCGGCGCTTGCCCGTGGTCTACCAGAATTAACGCCCGTTCCGATTAAGCACAACGGCACGATGGTGCTAGTGGCAAGCGGGTGGTCAATGCCTGACTTTATTGATGACATCAAGGCGCACCGTCGCGCAGGTTTGCCGATTGTGGCAATCAAAGCAGCGCACGATTTTTTATGTGATAACGGCGTTGAGCCGGATATGTGGGTCAACCTTGACCCGCGTGATCGCACTAGCGGCATTCAAAAAGCCAATGCACGCACGGTGTACATGGTGGCATCGCGTTGCCCTGCGGTGACGTTTGACTATTTAAAGGGTAAAAATGTTTGGTTGTGGCATTCATGGGCAGATGGCCCTGAAATGCAAGCCGTTGGGCCTGGCAAACTTGCTGTGGGCGGTGGGACGACCTCGGGACTGCGCGCTATCAACATTGGCTATTTGCTCGGCTTTCGCAACTTTGTGATGTATGGCTATGACAGTTGCAATCGAGCGGATGGATTAAAACGTTTCACGGGCGAGCATACCGGCCCTGCCATTGACATTTGGGTAGGTGGCCCAAGCGGCAAAAAGTTCAACTGTAATATGGCGATGGCCCAACAGGCTAACGAATTCCAAAAGTTATTTGACGTGATGGGCGATATAACGGTAGACGTTAAAGGCCCAGGGTTGATTGCTGAAATTATGCGCGTTCGTGGTGAGCGGGCGCAGGCAGCATAATGGCCATTCCTTCTCGCGTATTAGGATCAGGCGTTAACAGCCTGTCCACCATCGCAATATGCGGCGATGGTAACGCAAGTGTGACCGCCGCTGGCACGTCAGCAGGCGATGCCACGCAAATTAGTTATGTTTATAACAATGTCACAACGACCGGCGTAGGCGCTGGCGTCAAATTGCCGCCAACGGAAGCGGGCGAAACCATCATTGTGCGAAATGGTGGCGCAAATCCACTGACGGTTTACCCGTATGATACAAACAGCACAATTAATACGGCGGGTTTTGGAACCATAAACAGTACTTGCTCGGCCATGTTTTATGCCGTGACCAATACGTTGTGGGAAGAACTGCAGGCGTTTGGCCGCTCTGTGCCAATTCTTCACTACGGCGCATTTTCAGACACCACCACACAAACCATTGTAAGTATCAATACGGCATACGCGATGACATTTGACACGACAGACAGCAGTAACGGCGTGTCTATCGGTTCGCCTTCTTCGCGGTTAGTGGTAGACAACCAAGGCGTCTACAACGTGCAATTTTCAGCGCAGTTAGATAAAGCGTCAGGCGGCGCAGCCGATGTTTATATCTGGCTACGCAAAAACGGCACGAACGTGCCAAACACCACCACCACATTGACACTACAAGGCACTGCGGCGCGTCAAGTTGCGGCATGGAATTTTGTTATCCAGCTAGAACCCACGCATTATGTAGAATTAATGTGGGCGGCAGATGACCCTAACGTTGTAGTTTTAGCGGCCACCGCCACAAGCGTATGGCCGGCGACTCCCTCAATCATTTGTACCGTAACACAGGTCAACAACCTGTAATCCCCACAGGAGTAGGACAATGCCATTAGATAGCGACATCAATAACGCCGACGCCCAACTGCACGTTGAGTTTTACTTGCGCGAGGATGGCCCCAACAAGGGCAACCCTTATGTGCGAATTCAAGCGCCGGGCGATAAGACTAACGTGATTGACCAGCCGGTGCGAGACGATCACAAAGGTCGATTTCCACGTCAGTGGCTTTATTTTCAGATGCAGCAAAGCGAAGGCGCTGCACAAGAGATTGGCACCCCGCTATCACAATGGTTGACGGATGCGCCGGATGACATCAACCGCGATCAGATCGCAGAGTTAACCATCCTTAAGTTTTTGACGGTGGAACAATTGGCGCTTGCGTCTGACTCGCAGTTGCAGCGTGTCGGCATGGGCGGCGTGGGCTTACGCGAACGCGCACGCCAATACTTGAATCGCAAAAACCGCGTGGAAAGTAACGCAGAGCTAGAAGATACCAAGCGACAACTGGCAGAATTGCAAGCGCAGATGCAGGCGATGATGGCGACGGAATCCAAGAAGCGTGGCAGGCCGCCTAAAGAGCCTGTAATGGAGGCATAGCATGGGCAGCACGATGGTTGAACTGATTACCGAGTGTACGCAAGAACTCGGTATCCCCACCCCATCCACGGTCGCAGGCAACAACAGTCAAGATGTCGTGCAGCTTCTAGCGTTAATGAATGCGTGCGGGTATGAGTTGCTCCGTCGTGCCGATTGGCGAGAACTGACACGCCAACACACGTTCTATACCGAAGCGTCAACCGCCACAGGCTCATGGGTGGATGGCGTGGCGACCATTACGGGTCTTGCTGATACGTCAAGCCTGTCTACCAACTATCAGGTGCAAGGCGTTGGAATACCTAACGCAACGTACATCACATCCGTAGGGCCAACAAGCGTTACGCTGAACTATGCGCCGACAGAAACGGTGGTGAGTGGTCAAGTCATTTTCCAAAAGGTGAAATATGACTTGCCAACGGATTACGTCAGCACGGTCAACCGCACGCATTGGGACAAGAGCAAGCGCTGGGAAATGCTCGGCCCCGAATCCCCGCAGCAGTGGCAATGGTTGCTATCAGGCTACATCAGCACGGGGCCGCGTATTCGCTGGCGTTTGCTCGGTAAATACTTCCAGATTTGGCCAGGTACGAATGCGGGCGAATTGCTTGGGTTTGAATATCGCAGCAAGGCGTGGGTAGAAGCGGCAGACGGTACGCCGAAAAACAGTTTTACGTCAGACGATGATACTTGCATCTATCCTGACCGATTGATGGTGTTGGGAACCAAGCTCAAGTATTTTGAGGCCAAGGGTTTTGACACGACTGCCCTGTACCGCGATTACTTGATGGAGTTTGAAACGGCAGTCGCGCAAGACACCGCTGCGGCTAACCTGTCGTTTGCACCGCGACCTGGCACCGTGTTGATCGGCTACGACAATATCCCTGACAGCGGTTATGGAACGGGTAGCACCTAATGGCATCACCTGTTCGCAGGCGGTTGATTCAGCGCACGACGAACAATGTAGCGTCGTTGCCTGCCCCTGTGGGCGGTTGGAACGCGCGCGATTCATTGGCCAACATGGCACCAACGGATGCGGTAACGCTAGATAATTTATTTCCCGGCGTATCAAGCGTTTCGTTGCGGGGTGGCTTTACCAAACATGCCACAGGCATCACGGGTCAGGTTGAGAGTTTGTTGGTGTACAACGCCGGGGCAACAGATGAAATGTTTGCCGTGGCGAGCGGTGAAATTTTTGATGTCACCACAGCGGGTGCTGTTGGAGCAGCAGAAGTTAGCAGCTTAAGCAATAGCCGATGGGAATACACCAACATCACGACCGCAGGCGGTGGGTATTTGTATGCCGCCAATGGCGTTGATAAACCCTTGCTGTATGACGGCAGCACTTGGACAGCCATTGATGGCGTATCTTCACCCGCAATTACTGGCGTTACCACAACTACGCTAATTCAACCAACCCTGTTTAAAAACAGGATGTGGTTTATTCAAAAAGATACCTTGAAGGCGTGGTATTTGCCGACCGCATCCGTAGGTGGGGCCGCCAACACGTTAGATTTGTCATCAGTCGCCCATCTAGGCGGCAGCTTGGTCGCAATGGCGTCGTGGACGATTGACGCAGGCTACGGGGTTGATGACAACTTGGTATTTATTACGGATCAAGGCGAAGTCATTGTTTATCGCGGCACTGATCCTTCTAACGCATCCACATGGGCGTTGATTGGCGTTTGGGTAGTCGGTTCGCCTATTTCTCGGCGGTGCGTTCAAAAGTACGGCGGTGATTTGCTGATCTTGACCCTAGATGGTTTGGTGCCATTTGCGTCTGCCTTGCAATCATCAAGATTAGACCCACAAGTAGCGCTGTCTGACAAAATCCAAGGAGCGTTTGCAGAGGCGGCTCGACAATACAAAACAAACTTTGGATGGGGGTTATTGTACAACCCGCTCAATAACGCCTTGATTGTTAACGTTCCCGTGTCAGTCGGCAATCAACAGCAATTTGTGATGAATAACATTACAAAAGCGTGGTGCCGATTCACGGGTTGGGCGGCTAATTGTTTTGCGTTGTTAAACGATCAACCGTATTTCGGCGGTGATGGCTATGTTGCAGAGGCTTGGACGACAGGATCAGGCGCTACAGGCTTTAACGACGACAATCTAGCGATTTCCACTCGCGCCTTGCAGGCTTTTAACTACTTTGAGACGCGTGGAGTAATAAAATACTTTACCCGCGCACGACCCACAATCTACAGCAACGGCCAGCCGACCATTGATATTGGCATGAACGTTGATTTTCAGACCGACGCGGATTTGGGTGCCTTGTCATTTGTCGCAACGCAGTACGGGTTGTGGGACGTTGGCTTGTGGAATCAGTCAGTGTGGGGTGCTGACATCATCATTACCAACAACTTTGTCGGCATCCAAGGTATTGGCTATTGCGGCGGTCTTGTTTTCAACAGTAGTAGCAAAAACGTGACATTGGAGTGGGCATCCACTGACGTGGTGTACCAATTAGGATGGGCTGGCGCATCGTAAACGGCCCTGAAGTGGGCTTCTGGGTGGTTGACCATACCAACGGGGCGTTTTGGCCTGAAAGATCGGTCGCCATTGGATTAGAACGCGACGGCGAATTGGTCGCAGGGACGGTATTTGAGAATTGGAACGGGCGGTCATTGGTGTGTCACATTGCGTGGCACCGCGTAACGCCCACCTATATTGCGGCGATATACGATTATGCGTACAACGTCGCAGGAGTTGATAAGATAATAGGGCCAATCAGTAGCAATCATACCCGAGCGCTTAAATTGGTCAGCAAAATGGGCTTTTCCGAGGAAGCGCGGATAAAGGATGCCGCGCATGACTCTGGAGATATTGTTTTGATGACGCAGACACCCGAACGGTGTCGATATTTGGAGCCAAGGTATGGGCAAAAAATCACCGGCACCGCCGCCAGCACCTGATTACGCCACCCTAGCTGTTAAACAGGGTGAGGCCAACTTGGCAGCCGCCAAGCAATCGGCCTATATGTCCAATCCCAACATCTACGGCCCCACGGGGTCGCAGGAAGTGACTTGGACGAAGACGCCGACTATTGACACAGACGCCTACAACAAGGCGATGCAGCAGTGGCGCGAAAACATGATGACTAACCCGCAATATGCAGGGGCGCAGCCATCACAGGAAGATTTTACAACGTTTATTGAGCAGCCAACGGTTAGACAAACCATCAACCCTGATGCGGAGGCAGCGCTACGGCAGCAAGAACTCGCGCAGTTTTACATGTCAAAAGCCGCAGCGGGTGCGGCATCAGGATTAGGTGACCTCGGTATTGCGTCAGCGTTTCGTCCGACAGACATTCCTAATTTAGTGTATGGCGCAATCGGCCCATACGATGCGGTTTCTCGCCCCACCAACATCACCAATTGGGGACAGGCGCAAGCGTTGCAACAAGGCGCGGGTGGTGCAATTGAAGGCGCGCCAACGGCACCGTTTTCAGTTGTTTCAGCGTATCCCACCGATTTGTTACCACAGCCTGTTAACGAAGGCCAGCAGGCGAGGGCGGATGTGCCGATTCAAGGTGCAATTATGGCGCCTGGATCAGAGTATTACGGTCGTGCAGGCGCTGGCCCTGCCGCTCCGACTGATTTGGGGCAATTGCAGGCGGGTCAATTTGCCGCGCAAAGCGCACCGAGCGGGCAAGCATTTGGCACCGCGCAAGGCGGCCCATCCGGCGGTTTGTACGGATTAGCTGGCGCAGGCCCGCAAGGTTTAAATTTACAAGGGCTTAATCTGTCAGGTCTTGGCGGCGTAGCGGGCGGCCCGCAACAGGGTGAATTTGGCTACGCCCAACGGTTTGTGCAAGGCCCGCAATTACAAGGGCAGATTGATGTTTCAGGTATCGCGCAAGGCCCAGTTAACGCAGGAATGACAGCGCAGCAGGCGATTATGTCGCGTTTGTCGCCACAGATCGCCACCGAGCGTCAGCAACTTCAAACGCAGTTAATCAATCAGGGTTTGCGACCGGGCGGTGAGGCGTACAACGCTGCCATGTCAGCGCAAATGCAGAAGGAAAACGATTTGATTCTGCAAGCTGCTGCGCAAGGTATTAGCCTTGATCAAGCGGCGCGTCAACAGCAGTTTGCCGAGCAACAATCTCGCGCCATGTTTGCCAATCAAGCCGCTTTGTCGGGCTTTGGTGCAGGCATGGAGCAGGCAGGGCTTTATAACCTTGGCGCGCAACAAGATTTGCAATCATCACTTGCCACGCAGGCCGCGCAGAACCAAGCGCAGCAACAGGCGTTTCAGCAACGTCTGCAAGCGGGTGAATTTGGCCAAGAGGCGCAGTTGGCTTCATTTGGTACACAACAGCAAGCACAACAAGCCGCAAATCAAGCTATCGCACAAAATTTTGCACAGGCGCAAGCCGCGCAGCAGATGCAAAATCAGGCGATGGGGCAGAACTTTGAGCAAGCCCTAGCGTCGCAACAAGCGCAGAACGCTGCAATGGCGCAGAACTATCAGCAGGCGCTAGGTGCGGGTCAGTTTAACCGCGAAGCGTTGTTGCAACAGTTTGGCATGGGTCAGTCGGCGCAGGAGCTGGCTAATCAAGCTATCGCACAGAACTATCAGCAATCGCTCGCGCAGACTGAAGCGCAAAACCAAGCGTTGCAACAGATTTTTGGGCAAGGCGTTACGCAACAAGAATTGCAAAACGCAGCGGCAGCGCAAAACTTTCAGCAAATGGTGGGTGCGCAGCAAGCCAATTTGGCGCGACAGGCGCAACAATCTCGGGAATCGCAAGAACTTGCGCAGTTCTACAACCAATCGCAAGCACAAGCCTATCAGCAGGAGTTGGCTTATCAGGCTGCCGCGAACGCCGCCCAGCAGCAGCGCTTTGGGCAGCAGATGGACATTCAGGCCGCGCAAAATGCGGCACTGGCGCAACGTCAGCAGACGGAATTAGATTACTTCAACACGCTGAATGCGTTGCAACAGCAGCAATATAATCAGGCGTTGGCGCAAGCGCAATTCCAAAATACGGCAGCCCAGCAAGCGTTGGCACAGCAAGCCGCCATACGATCTATGCCCGTCAATGAGATCAGCGCGTTGTTGTCAGGTGGTCAGGTCAGCGTGCCGCAATTCCAAGGCTATAGCGGCGTGAACGTAGCGCCACCGCCGATTTTCCAAGCAGGTCAGGCTGCGGGCAACTTTGCACAACAGAACTATGCCAACCAAGTCGGCGCATACAACGCGGGCATGGGCATGTTGGGGAGCCTAGCGGGCGCAGCCGGTACGGCTATTGGCGGGGCAGGCAGCATCGCGGGATTATTTTCAGATCGCCGCTTGAAATCTAACGTCGTGCGCGTTGGCACGCATCCGCTCGGCATAGGCATCTACGAATACGACATCTTTGGCGAACGGCAACGTGGCGTGATGGCCGACGAAGTAGAAACGGTGATGCCAGAAGCCGTGGCGACACACTCAAGCGGCTACAAGATGGTCAATTACGGATTACTTTAGGAGCTAACTGATGAACGGATTTACACCAGACCGCCGACCGCAACAGTTAGCGCAAATGCTAGCCGCCCAAGAGCGAAACCAAATGTTGACGGCACCGGCAGGACAACGCGACATGGGAATGCGGCAAATGCCGGGGTTAGGCTACGGCCAAGCCACGCCAAACGCCGCCTCTGGCATGCCGCCACAGGCAATGAATTTTAATGGCCCGATGACAACGATGCAGCCGGGGCTAGGCGTTAACCGCCCACAGATGGGTATGAACCGCCCGCAGATGGGAATGCCGCAAATGTCACCGCAGGTAGGTGGCCCACCAATGCGACCGCGTATGCCGTCACCGGCTGGCATGACAACGCCGCAGGGAGGCGGCTATCGAGGAGATTTTGACTATGGCCAGGAATGACCCTGTTCGTTACGTCAGCACGTTCCGCGCACCGAGCGAGTACGAACGGCAGCTTGAGGAAGCGCGTCGTCGCGCGGCATTAGCGGAAGCCCTCGCGCAGCAGCAGTATGAGCCGCAGGAGGGTGTTGTTGCCCCCATCCCTCGCGCTGCACCGCTTGTAAAGGCGTTACAGGGCTACATGACGGGCCGTGCAGGCAGAAAAGCACGCGAGGCCGAGGAAGCCGCAGAGGGCATGAAAGAGGATTACGCGCAGCGCATGTTAGGCCGCATGGAAGGCGGTTACGTTTACAAAGGTTACGATCCTAGCAAACCCCCAGCACCCATTCCCGAGCAGACGGAACTCGGCGAAGTCACGCGGCAATCGCAGTATGTGCGTTCGCCACAAGAGGCATTGGCGATGGCGTCCACCAAGCTCGGGGCGGATGCGCTGAAAGATCGACCGATTATGGCCGAGCGGTTGGCGATGATGCTAAAAGAGCCGGAAAAGGATAAATCGCCTTATGGCTCAATTGATCCCTCTAAATTTACGTCTGAAAGTTTGGAGCAGTTTGATGCAAGCGTGAAGGGAGGCACGCCTAATTACACGCTATTGAAGCCGCGTGAATACGCAGAATTAACGCAGCAGCAAAGAATTCAATTGGGGCTTGACGTAGGCCGATTTACCTTTGACACGGGTCAACCGTTTCCAACCACAGGAATGCCAAACTTTATGGTAGGCCCGCAGACTTTTGGGCAACCCACACCGCAGCCTCCACCAACAACGGGCTTTGCCAATTTGTCACCAAGAGCGCAGCAAGAAATGCAAGCGCAATTGTTGAAGGAAAACGTTGCAGCCACGCAAACACAATTAACCAACGCGAAAAAAGCGCAAGAGGGGTTAGAAAAAACCTATCGGGCGCTAGATTTGCTTGAGCAGGGGCAGCCCATTACAGGTGTTGGCGCAGATATTCGTTTGATGGGTGAACGGCTTAAGAGCATGTTTACGGGTCAGCCGTCATCGCAAGTATCTGACAGTCAATTGTTGGATGCGTTGTTAGGTTCTGAAGTGTTTAGTTACATCCAATCGTTAGGCATTGGCTCAAGAGGATTGGACACTGAAGCAGAACGAGAATTTTTGCTCAACGTGATGACGGGTACGCGACAGTTAGACAATGAAACGTTAAGGGAAATGACTAAACTGCGCGCTAAAGTGTTGGAAAACAATTTAGATGCGGTCAACGAACGCATTAATAGCGGCGATCTGGATTGGTATTACCAATTGCAAGCGCCATACGGCGTGCGTAAGCGACCGTTTGAACGTCCAACCCGCAAAACGCCAAGCGGCGCTAACCCAGTGTTTGATCAAGCCAACGAAATTCTGCGTCGATCAGGGTTTTAAACTATGCCTACCGCACAAGATTACGCAAAGTGGATCGTCGCTAACCAAGACAAGGCGGGCAGTCAGGAATTCGCCACAGTCGCGGAAGCGTACAAGCAAGCGTTGGCTCAAGAGACAGGCCCAGCGCCGGATATGCAGCGCGTAGAAGCGCGAGAGGCCGGTGCGCGCCTTCCCACTAGCACCAAAGCGACATTGCAAGCTCTGCGCGGTGGCGCATTTGGGTTTGCCGACGAACTTGCCGCTTTAGGCGCTACAGCAGGCACAGCGGGCGCGTATGCCGGTGCAGGATATGCAGGGCAACCCGCGCCGACGATGCGGCCAGAACAGGTCACAATGCCCGCTAGAGAGGCCGTGCGCGGCGCAACAGAGCAGTACGAAAAAGACGAGCCTGGTGCGGCAATGGCAACGCAATTTGGCGGCGCATTGTTGACCGCTCCTTTCACGTTAGGCGGCGGTGCGCGTGCAGGCATGGGAGCGTTACGACGCGGGGTGGAATTTTTAAAACCCGTTACCGCAACCAGCGCCATTACGGCAGCAGGTGAAACCGAAGCCGAAGCGCCGATAGACATGATGCGCGACATTGCGATGGGTACGGCTGAAGGTACAGCCTACGGTGGTGCATTCGGCCTTGGTGGCAAAGGGTTGGGCATGGTCGGTCGCCAGATTGGTGCGCGAGTGCCAGGCATTGACGAACCCATCCAAATTAACGAAGCGCGGGAACGCCTCGCGCAGTTATTGGCCCGCGATGCCGAAGCACGGCGCATGGGCGCTGGTGAGCCGGTTGATGTTGCACAAGCGCGATTGCGTCAGCTTGGCCCCAATGCGCCGATAGCCGCCACAGGGCAAGAAGCGCAACGAGAGTTAGATTTATTGGCGGTTTTGCCTGGCACTGCCCAGACCCAAGTTCGACGCAAAGGGCGAGAAATTGCGGCAGAACGTGGCCCCGCTATTGTTTCAGGCGCAGAAGAAGCGTTAGGCGCGCAGGGACTGCCGTTTAGAGCAACGTTGCAAGAGTTTGCGCGTCAGAAACAAGCGCAAGCGGCTCCGTTTTACGCGCAACTAGAAAATGTGGATGTTCCCGTTGATGCAGAATTGGTAACGTTGCTTCAGCGTTCGCGCAAAGCATTTGGTAAAGCTGAAGAATTGGCACTGGTTGGCGGGACGCCTGAATCATTGAACCTTGGAAGTTTAAAAGTCGGTGACCGCATTCCGTTCTCGGTGCTTGATAACTTAAAGCGCGCGTTATACGACATTGAAGACAGCGCAAAAGGCGAATTTGGGCGACCATCAAATTTGAGCCGCAACTATAGTAATTTGCGCCGCGAATTTACTGAAAAACTAGATGCGTTATCGCCAAAAGATGACGCAGGGCAAAGCATTTATCGTCAAGCCCGAGAGGCATTTCAATCGCAAGCGCAGTTAGAAACCGCGATGACGCGAGGGCGTCAAGCAATGCGCGAGGATGTGGAACAATTAGATGAAATTGTCGGCAGTCTTGACGCTGCGGAGCTTGAGGCATTTCGATTAGGCGCAGCCCAAGCGATCCGCGATTTAGCGGGCGGTCAAGCAGGTCAAACCCGATTGTTAAATCTTTACAAAGAGCCTGCATTGCAAGGCCGATTGCGTACGATATTCGGTAACAATTTCCGGCAATTCCAAAAAACCATTTTGCAGCAAGAACAGCTGAAAGAAGTGGAGCGTTTGGGCCGAGGATCGCAAACAGCGCAAAGATTAGCAGGCGCAGAGGATCAGTCGCAGTTTATGGACGCGATTGATCTAGCGCAGGCTGCGCAGGGCGGTGGAGTTCCACTCGCAACAAGAGCGGCGCGTAAGTTCTCGCAACTATCGATGCCAGAGCCTACGCGCAATCGATTAGCGCAGATGTTGTTATTGTCCGATGAACCCGCGCAGCAAGAATTACGCGATGTACGCGCTTACATGGAGCGGCGGCGGCGTCAGCAGGCGTTAGCGGGTCAATTAGCGGGGCGCGCAGGCGCGTTTACGGCACAGGAGTAAGCACAGATGAGTTTTAACGGCAACGGCACGTTTTTGATTAACACGACAGGCCAACCTGTCGTTGCTAACACCGTCATATCCGCGACGGTTTTCAACGCTTTGACAACGGATTTGGCCTCGGGTTTAACGAATTGCATCACAAAAGATGGCCAATCTACGCCGACCGCCAACATTCCGATGGGCAACAACAAAATTACCAGCTTGGCAAGCGGTACGTTGGCATCAGATGCGGCAACGTTAGGGCAAGTACAAACGACCGCAGCAAAACTAATTGGATCAATCAGCGGAATTGACACGATCACAGGCGTGATGTCGCCCACATTGACTGCCTACGATGCAGGTCAATTGTTTTATTTCATTGCGGCAGGGGCAAACACGGGGGCAGTCACCCTCAACATCAATTCGTTAGGTGCAAAAAGCATTACCCGTGATGGCGCGACAGCATTAGCGGCAGGAGACATCAATTCGGGCGAAATGGTTGTCGTGATCTACGACGGCACTCGATTCCAAATGATTAACGCCGCCAACTCATTCGGCGATACAACGATTAATGGCACGTTAACGGTTACCGGCAAGTCAAATCTTGCGGAAGTATCCTCGCCATCAATGAACGCCTCTGTAGCCGTTGTGGGTGCGCTAACGGCAACAGGAGCATCAGTCAGCTCTGCCAACGTTGCAACGGCGGTAGTTACCAATTTAACAAACACGAATGCGTCAATTACGTCAGCCAACATCGTCGGCTTGACCGTAACGGGAGCTTCTGCGGCTTCCATGAATGCAGGTGTTGCGTTGCTAACAACCGCAACCGTGACTAATTTAACGGCAACAGGAGCATCCATTGCGTCGGCTAACGTTGGCAATTTAATCTTGTCAAACGTTTCGGTTGCCTCGGCAAACTTTGGTGTTGCCAATATCACGACGTTGCAGGCAGCAAACGCATCCGCAACATCTGCTAACGTGGGTACAGCCGTTATTACGACCGGCTCGGTAACCAATTTAACGGCTACTAGCGCGTCAGTTGCTTCAGCAAATGTTGCGGTCGCTTTGTTAACCACGGCTACTGCGACGGATTTGACGGCAACTAGCGCAAGCATAGCGTCAGCCAATGCGGGCAACTTACAGGTTACTGGCGCGTCAATTGCGTCAGCCAATGTAAACAACTTGCAAGCGACAGGCGTGTCAGCGGCCTCGGCCAATGTTGGGGTGGCGGCCATTACGGCATTAACCGCAACCGGCGCAAGTATTGCCTCGGCTAACCTTGGGACGGCGGTGATTTCAGCGCTGACGTTAACGGGCGTTTCTATCGCCTCGGCAAACGTTGGGGTAGCGGTTGTTAATGACCTACAGGCTACCGGCGCTTCAATCGCTTCAGCTAACGCAGCGGTGGCATTGATTACCACCGGCACGGTGACCAATCTAACATCAACTGGTGCCTCGGTAGCCTCTGCAAACCTTGGCACAGCCGTAGTGACCGACTTGATCGCTACGGGCGCAAGTGTGACGTCTGCCAATGTCGGCGTGGCAGCCGTTACAACGCTGACCGCCACAGGGGCCAGCATTACCTCGGCAAATGCGGATACGGCAGTTGTTACAAACCTAACGGCGACGGGCGCTTCGGTGGCGTCCATCAATGCGGGTGTGGCGTTGTTGACAACAGCCACCGCAACGACACTTGCGGCAACACAAGCCTCGGTATCTTCTATCAACGTCGCAGTCGCACGGTTTCTAGGCAGTTCTTCTGGTTATGTCGGTTTCCAAGCCGCAGCCGCAGC